GTTCAGTTCCTCATTGCCTGTGCGCGCCTGCGGCTTGATACCTGTTCCAACAACATTGCGCACGATACCGCCGACAGCTGCACCCGCGATGTCACTGTTGCGCTCCAAGTATCGCGCCCGCGCCTTGATGAGATCGCGCTGCGGCTTGTCCGCGTTTTCCGTGTCCTCATTGACTGGCACCCAGCCGTCGTTAAAGCGCGTCACCTCACCCGCCTCATAGGCACGCAGACTTTCAGCATAAAAAGCACGTTTGCACGCCCACTGTGGCGAGATTGCCGCGATTGCTTTTTCCAAAAGTCCGATCATAAGCGCCCCATCTGAGCAAATTGCAGATCGCCGCCATCGCGCCGCGCAATTTCCGCCTTGAGTGCATTTTCACGCGCATACAGCGTCGCGAGATTCGCTTTTACAAGGCGCCGATTCGCGATACTGTACTCCTGCGCCCCGCCCTCTACCGCCCGGATCGCCTCCTGCACATGAGCAAGCTGTGTTTCCAACGTGTCCAAATGGTTTCACCTCCTCTCAAAAATGGGTATAAGAAAACCCGCCCAGTATTGAGCGGGTTCGTTTGATGAAATTGTCTTAGATAGTAACAATATCATATTTCTGACAAGTGAGCCGAATGACATCTTCAAAGATGTCCTGTCCAACACTGCGCATAACCTCTTTCAACGCCTCCTGCGTTTTGACAAGATTCTGCTGTTCGTACTTGTGCAGGAGGCCATCGAGCACATCCATATAGCCGCGAATGTCCTTTACCCATGCACCAATTTCCTTATTACTCGCAGGCGCAGCGCAAGCCTTCAGAATCGCGACTTCCTTCTTCGGCTGCACCATCGTTGCGGGCGCAGCACCGAACACGGCGGGCATCGTCAGCTTGAGAAAAGCGCAGACCTTACGCAGTCCGCTCTCAGCGATGAGAAGAACGCTGCTCGCCAATGCCGAAATGCTCGGATTGTCGCGCTTGAGCATGACGAGGTTCTCGCCCTGCACGAGGTAGTAATCCTGCCCATGCTTGCACTTCGCAAGCGGCTCCTGCAAGGTTTGACTGATGCTCTCGCGCGCCGTACCGAGGAGCGCGGCGACATCTGCCGTAGAGAGCACGGGGCGGTTTTTGTAGCGCTTCATGATGAGCACATAGGGCGCGCCACCGTGCCGCAGTTCTTCTTCCATCGCGTTGAACGCTTGAATGTACTTGATTTTCCATTCGAGCGCCTTCTTGCCCGTGAAGCCCATCACGAGAAGAGAGAAACCGTCGCGGTTCATCAGGTATTCGGGATAGGTTTTATTATTTCCCTCTACTTTGTAAGTATCTGCGCAGAACATATTTCTGAGAACGGAATTTTCCGCTTTCAGATTTTCGATGCTTGCAAGAACATCAGCATGACGCTTCTCAAAATGCTCTGCGACCTGTCTGCTTGATACAACGACTTGACCTTCCGCAATCTGGACTAGGTTTTCCATAAGTATCACCCTTTCGTTTTTCCCAAAAAGATGATAGAATAGATTTATCAATCCTTCGGGGTTGGTACATGAGGTTTTGCCTTGCTCCTTTGGTCAGGATTAAGCGGCGAAACCTCTATTCATTTGTCAGAATCCAAAATTCGATCTATCCCTTGGCGGACAACTTCTGTTCGCGTGAGATTTTTCTTTTCCGCGTACCTTTTTAGTCGCTTGTTTGTTTTCTCATCAATTCGCACCTTGATGTCAATATTCTTCGGATTATCGGATTTTGGTCTGCCCATTCTCGGACTCATTATCTCACCTCTCTTTTTGTGTTCCGATAAATCATATTTTAATATTCGGAACACAAAAAGTCAAGAGGTTTTTTTAAAAATCCCGCAGAAAAAGCACCTCACGAGCGCAAGGTGCTTTTTGTAGGCTATCTTTAGCCGAGATGCTTTTTAGTTGTATTGTCCAGTTTCATCAGTACCGTGGTTAGTGTATCACGCAAAACGGTATGATAATATCCCTCCTGCCGTGTAATGCTTCCAACATCCTTCGGAGTTAATGCAGTTCCATATCTCTCGTTAGTTTTTGTGGCGATTTCCGCTTGCGTCCCTTTACGGTCACCATATTCATCGAGGATGTATTTAAGGATTTCGTGCCTTTCTTCAGGCGATCTTTCCATAACCCCCCTCCCCTTCACTTTATCAACGACAGTTTTTCCTCAATCGCATTCTGCAAAGTCTGTGAAAAGTTCAGCCCAATTCGCTCCGCCTCTGCATTCATCCAATATGGAATCGACAATGTTTTCTTCACGAATCGTCTTTTCTGCTTCTCACGAAACTCAGGCATAAAGACTTCCACGAGCATAAAAATCTCGTTACTCTGCAACTCCTCCTGCTCTGCCAACACTCGCATCGGGGAAGGCTGTGGAATCTCATCCCCATCTTGTTCCATCCCATAAAGATGGAGAGCAAGCGCCTCCTTCGCCATGTGCACGGCTTCATTCTCATCTTTGCCGAAAGTAATACACCCCGGCAAATCTGGAAACACAACGTGTATACCATCCTGCTCATAAGTAAAGATAGCAGTATAACGGTAATAAATTGGAATCATACTAACCCCCTTTTACAGTAATATCAAATATTATATATATATACCCCCTAGGGGCAGGGCTTAAAACTTAAGCCCTGATTGCTTTTCAATGCTCTTCAAATCGCGAACGCTCAAATCCTTGACCGGGTGCCGGAGTGTCACTTTTCCTGGCTTTGTCGGGTGTTTGAATTGGTGATGATCGCCTTCACAGTTGACCTCTTCCCATCCATCCGCAAAAAGCATTTTTCGAACTTCCCTTGAGGAATAACTCTTCATATCTCCCCCCCTTTTGCTCTATTATAACACGTAAATTATTACGTGTCAACATTATTTTCAAAGCCAATTCTCTCCGGCACGCAGCCAATCGTCTTTCTCCTCGTTCGTTTCCTTTTGCGGCTCTTCTTCCTGCTCCATGAGATAGCGCACACCCATGATCTCCGCTGCAAGCGTGTTGTTCGTCTCGCAGTCAAGCAGATGGTTCGCCGCATGAGAGCTGATCTTCTCCCACACCACGGAGACGCGCCCCTTCTTGTCGCGCTGTTCGACGCGCTGCTCAGCGCAAATCTGGTCAGCATACTCACGCTCGATATCACGGTAGACGTTCCAGCTTCCGTGCGCTCCTGCGTCAATCATCATGCGCGAGGCGATGAAGTTCTTCATCTGGTTCGGATCCATGATATAGAGCCGCAGACCGAATCCAGCCGCCCGCTTATCTAGGATGGTCACGTTATAGCGGGATTTCAGCGGCAGACTGGATCCTTTCGTCGGCACGAGGACGTCCATGTGCTGCGCACAGAAATTATACACGTCATCCGTGTTGTACCCCGAGTCAATGCAGGCGAGATTGACGTTGCGAATGACGCCGTTTGTGTCCGCATAGTTGCGATTGATGACCGTCTCGATGTCCGCCCACGTCTCGACGCGCCCCCAATCGACAAGCCATGACGTCAAGTGCGGTCCCCAAGCCCGCACGGCATACCAGAAATGGTCAAGCTGCACGTCGATTCCGCATGTCAGGAGCTGTGCCGCTTCCGGCATCTGCCCGCGTTCATACGGCAGAGCCTTCTCCATGACCACATCAGATTTCATCCGACTACTCTTATCTTCCCAGGGCTCGGCAAGCTATGAGTTGATAAAGTTCATGAGTTCTTCAGGAAAATCTTTCGCTCCGAGGAACTTGGCCGCCACATCGCCAAACGTCACCCAAGGCGAATAGATCGAATTGAGGTGATACGCGACGCTCTGCACCTTACCATTGCTCTCATCGATGCGCCGCCACTCTCCTTGGCGAAGCATCTGCATCTTGTGACGATCGTCAATATGCTCCTTACAGCGCACGCATTCGTAGTAGGTCGCATAACGCGCCATTTCCGCCGTAGCGCCCTCCGGCCATTTGATCTGCCTGAAAACGAGCTCTTGATAGGCGCCACAGTGCGGACAGGGGACAAAATAGCGATATTGTGCGCCGGCATTCTCCCAGCTCTGCCAGATGTTTCCCGTCTTGAGCGTCGGAGAGGACACTTTAACGATTTTCTTGTTCCAAAAGGTCTTCGTGCGCTCCTCTGCAAGAGCGATCGGACTCGCTTCATTTCCCGACCAGCGCGGGAATTTGTCGATCTCATCGAAGAACACATACCGGGCAGGGCGGCTCGCGAGGTTCGACGGGCTGTTCGCCCCGACGAGCGCGATATACATCTGCTCGAATCGAAGTTCCAGCCGCTCGCTCCCCTGTTTATCCCAACGCACGCGTAGCGGCTCGGACAGCTCAAGCATGGGCTGCAGTCGGTTCACGCTCGTGAACTCGGCGAGCTTGTCCGTCGGGTAAACGATGAGCATCGGTCCTGGATCTTGTGCGATGGCAAAGCCGATCATATTCTGCTCCATGACGGTCTTGCCGAGCTGCGTCCCGGCGACGAACGTGATGTCTTTTACAGCGCGGTCGTTGAAAGCATTCATCGGCTCCTTGAGATACGGCGTTCGATCCGTGCGCCACAACCCCGGCGCAGCGCTGTCTTTCTCGGAGAGGATGCGATACTTGTCCGCCCACTCCGAAACGGTCAGGCGCTCCGGGGGGCGAAAAGCGTCAAAGGCTTTCCGGATGTATTCGGGAAACGCCTTATTTCTTTCTGCCATACACGCCTCCTTCCGCAAGCTGTTCCAAAGCTTCGCGGATACAGTCCTCGATAACACCGTTCGCCAATGCTGCAACCTCGGGATCCAGCCCATTTACCTCCACCGCAACCTTATGTCCGATGGCAAGCAGCTTGTTCTTGAGCGATGTAAAAAGCCGTGCAAGGTCGCGCGACGTCTGCTCAATCGAGATGTACTTCCCTTCCTGCACGGCGAGGCGGATAGCTTCCTGCTGCTTCTTGATTTCTTTCAGATCTGCTTCGGCTTTCAGTTTGCGGACTACGGCCGACGCTTCGCCTGATTTTGAATCCGTCTTGAATCGCCATTCCATGACCGCTTTGATGTTCCATTTTCCTCGCCCTTCTTTCGGAGCGCCTTTTTTCTCCCAGCGTGACAAAGTCTCCCGCGAAATCTCAAAAAGTTCACAGATGTCAGCCGTGGTGAAAATAAATTTAGTTTCTTCTGTCACGCGCGCGCGTGAAGGCCTTTCCTTGGGCACACCTCCTTCCCCCTCTTGTATTGTCACATTGTCAACCGTTTTTTTTCATTTTCATCGGGACACTTTTCGGGACTCGCAGACCCGTGTAGCCCGTGAACCCTTGTAGTACCTGCATCCCCGGGGGTATCTTTCCACAAAAAAACTAGCCTGGAGACCAGCCCCAAGGCGGTTCATTTGCTTTTTACGCTTTTCCTACGACTCCCTGTCTTGTGTTTCTTCTTCGGACGCACTGGCGTACTACACTGCTTCTGCGCCCTGCGACAAAGCAGATAGCCTCTCAACGTCATGCGCCTCACCTCTGCATACAAAAAGGGCGCCACACCTGTGCAGCACCCTCGATTCTCAGCTTATACTATATCACAGACCGAATGGGGCTTTCTAGGGTCAATTTCTGGAACTCACACAAAGCCCGACCATGCAGCCGTCTCGTCCAACGATAATCAAACCCCATGCCGACTGCAACTTGCTCAAATGACTGCCCCCGCAAATACCGACGCACCAATACATCGCGATATCGCCCGTCCTCGATCTGCTCGATCCGTGCCTTGGCATCCTCGCGCAGCGCGATCAACTTGTCCCACTGCTTGGCGATGCGCTCCGCATATCCCTCCAACGCCGCAATCGCGTCCGACAAGTCTCCGATGCGCGAGTTGCTGACCTTGTCCTTGTCGTACTCCATCGTCTTGAGATGCAGGATATCTGACTTGGCTTGCTCGTACTCCTCTTCCAGACGTTTCAGTTCGCGCTCCGCATCACGCACGCGCCAGAGATACGCCTTGGCCTGTTTCGTGTCGTTCAAGCTTCCGCCTCCTTGTCCAGCTGTTCCAGCAGCAGCCGCCCATCCAGTTTTGTCAGATTCCCAAAATATGCCGACAGGAAGAATCGCCTCACCTCTCTGCACACCGCAAGCGCATCTCTACTCGTCGGGGATCCCCGCAGTCTCTTTTTCGCGGCTCGATAATCGCTGACTGCCAACAAGATGATGGCGTTCGCCAGATTTTCATAGGATTTCGCATTTGCCTCGCTCATCTTGCGCCCCCCCCCTGCTTGACCCATAAAGTCTCCGTCCGTTTTACACCTGACGTTATCACCATGTCGGTGTCGTATCGCTCCCAGCCATGCAGATGTGCATCGTACAACTCATTTGCATATCCCGACAACATTACCGGTCCGCAATGCTTATTAAGCACGTCCAATAATTCTTCATGTGCTGCGTCATCCATCTCGTAGCGATAGCTTGATCTGCAGCTCCTTGTTGATTGCACGTAAGGTGGATCGCAATAAATCAAAACCTTGGGATGATTAAACTGCCGGATAAGCTGCAATGCATCCCGATGTTCAATCTGCACCCGTTTCAATCTTTCTTGAGCTGCGACAATCCATTCTGGCAAGCAATTCCAATTCCGTACAGCATAAGCAGCTGTACGGCCTGCCACATCCTTTTTCCAGCCGCAATTTTTCCCATCGGCTCGCGCACCATAGCTTTGCCAAACCAATGTCAAAAATCTGGCCGCACGCTCAATATCAGACGCTTCGGGGTTACTCTGTAGAGATGCCTCATACACCTGCCTTGCATATGGTATGCCCGCAACAACCTCGGCCAGCGTTTTGGCCTTCCGCTGCACGACCTGATACAGATTAACGACATCGCCATTGATATCGTTAATCGTCTCGATAGGTGCAGGCACCTTGCGAAACAAAACTGCACCGCTGCCAAAAAAAGGTTCAAGGTATGAATGATGTTTTGGCATGTGCTGCAGAATAAAATCGGCAATACGCCATTTCGCACCAGGGTACCGCAAAACGGCACGTGTAATGTCTTTACTCATCCCCAATACCCCCGCCTATGATTCTTCTCGTTGACGGCTCGCTGGATTCGTCCGCGCTCTGCCTCGTCGTACCCCAGTGACGCAAGCCACGTCACGCAAACCGTGATCACATCGGTCAGCTCCTCACCCAAACGATCACGTGCCAGGCGCGGCGCATATCTGCAGTACGCATTTTCACGCGTCGCGCAGTCAAACGCTTTCATCGCCGCCGTGACCTCCTGTACCTCTTCTGCGAGCTTCATCGCAAGCTCCGCGTCCGTCTGCTCTTTGGCTTTCACGCACGGCTGCGGCCGCGTCATATCGACGTCAAACACTTCCTTGCGCCGCCGTGC